GCCCCGGTCAACATTCCAGTACTTGTCAATCCAGCCGTTCAGTTCCTCGTCAGGAGTGTCCTCGTAGGCATCGGTTCCCCACCCCTGATTCTTGGAGTACTGGCGCAGTTCATCCGTGGTGGGCTTTCTCTTCCCAAACCAGTCAGGCTGGCTCCCGCCAGCACCCTGGGGATTCTGACCACCGGTAGCCATCCCCCCGATGTTGGAGGGGACCGCTCCCGCAGCCTGGGCGTTCTGATACCACTGGTTGGCAGTGGCTGCGTCACCACCCCAGGATTGGAGTGCGGCCTGCTGTTGAGACGGGTTGAGGGAGTTATAGTAGGCGATTGCCTCTTGACTCATCCCCTGGGGGAGTCCACCACCACCGCCGGTCTGCTCATTTGGGCCAGCCATGATTACCCCCCACGTCCAAAGCTGTTCCAGTCATAGAAGGGTCTACGGGCCATCTCCCCGAGGGACAGTCCCGCCCGAGGTGGAACCCCGCCCGGAGGCGGTCCACCTTGACGGTCTGCCATGTGAGGGGGCATCCCACTCCTTCCACCGCCGACCCCCTCTTGCACCCCGGAGCGCGGGACGGCACCGGGAGGGCCACCGGGAGGGGGACCAACATCACCCAGTCCGGGGACATCGATCCCGTACCTCTGGAGGAGCGCGGCTCTCATGGCCTGGTGCTCCATGAAGCGTTGCCTGTACGCCTCCTCAGCCTTGGCAGCCTGCTCTCGCTGGAAATCCAGAGCGGCCTGGGTTGCGGCTGCCTGTTGCTCTGTGGCCTTGTTCTGTGAACCAGCCCCCAAGGCAGCCCCACCAAGTCCAAAAACGCCCTCAATAAGGGGCCCCGCAACCTTCCCAACATCCTTCAAAAAACTCATGTCAAGCTCCTACAGGCAAAGCGAAAAACGTCCTGGAGAGATCCTTACCGCCAAGCCTTCTACAGATAGAGTCCATGCGGTCATCAGCAGCATCAGCCAGTACGAAACGCTCTCCATTCGCTCTGGCACTGGCGTATGCCTGTCTGATGAGGGCCCGGAAGACCCCCGCGTTTCCTCGTTCTTCGGGCTTGATCCAAAGCTGCTCAAAATGTGTCACCTTGAGCACCATCACAGAGGCCAGGATCTCGCCCTCCTTCTCTACTATGATAACCGACACGTTGTCCGGGTTGACATACCGCATCAGTTCAGAATTGTTCAGTTGGGCCCATTCGCTGGGTGGCAGGATCCTTGTTCTCATTTCGTAAAAAGAAGCCTCGAGCCGTTACCGTCAGACTGATAGTGGATGTCAAACTCCAGCAGTCTCGCGTCCCCCACATAGGTGTCAGAAGCATCCCCGCCAACACGCTCCAGCTTCCAGACAATCACTATGGACACCCCGCCAGTGGAGCGATACGTTGACATGTCGATGTCGGTAAACCCATGTATCTGGTGCCTGTTGTTGATCCCCGCCGCAGCGTCCACCTCGATTCCAGCCGTAGTCAGAGCTCCGGGGAAGGTCTCGTTGATCGGGGCGATCTGGTAAGAGAAACGCCAGGCGACATTCCCAGATCCCGCTGACGTGGGGCTCCAGTGGATGTGGGGAGATATGGTCGAGCCGATCAGCCAGGAGTGAGGCATCTGAGCCACACCCCCAACGATCTCAGTCTTGGCATCATCGAAGAGCAGAGTACCGGCGAACGGGTCAGCCGTGTCCACGTCAGGGTCTGACGCACCACCCAAGGGGTTGATGCCCTGTGCCGGGAACCTGAGATCATCCCAGAGCGGGGAGTTCGTGAAGTACTCTATCCAGGCCCTGGTGACCTTACGGTCCGGGCCCACGATGGGGTCTTGGACGGGAGCCTCGAAGTAATGATTAGGCACTCCCCGCCTCCCGCTCTATCTGAAGATATGCATTCGTGAGCCTCCACGGTATCGGATCAGACACAGACACCTCGAAGACGCGCCGTCGAGCGGCGCCGAGCCTGTGCCAGTGGACCCTGGTGGCGAACTCCCCGATCTTCCCCGCCGAAGCCGTCCGCTCGTTGCTCCAGGTCTTCCCGCCGTTATCAGAGAACCGCATCATCAAGTCCGGCGTGGACCCCTGCCCGCTGACAGTACCCAGTCCGGGCTCCAGGTCCACCTCGAACTCCATGAAGAAGACACGGTTGTTCTCATCCATGACAGCGGGAGCTCTGCGGAGCCGTCTGATCTCTCTCCCACCCACGTCAGTGGTGTACTCGGAACCCATCCTGTACAGGTTCCCGTCAGTGGCAGACAGAATCCGATGCTCCCCGAACGCGAAGGCGTACCACCTCGGGGCCCAGGCTTGCCATTCCGAATCCTCAGAGATCCAGGTGGCCCGTTCTGCCCACGATCCCGTCCTCACGTCATATGCCCAGGAGATGTCAGCGTCAGGGAAGGAGATCACATAGAACGTATGGCCAAGGTCTGTATAGGAGAAGGCTTGAGCGTCAGAGACGTTGGAGTAGCCGTCAATCTCCTTCTGAACGGCGAAGTTGGACACCACCTGGGGCTCGAAACCCTGAGCGGCCATGATGTAGTTTTCCCCGCTCCGTGACGTTCCCAGCCAGAACAGGGTGTTACCACCCACGGCGGGGGACCACTGGGCCTGGCAGCCGTAAGGAACGAACCCCGAGGGGTGGAAGGCCAATGGGAACGTCCCTCCGGCGTTGTACCAGACCTCGGAGGTGTACTCCCCCAGAAGCCAGAGGTTCCGGCCCAGGACAGCCATGGACACCCACGGGTCAGACGCAATGGACCTCTGGGCGAAGTCAGTCCCCGTGGTCCAGCTCGACCCGTCCCCCAGGGCGGACAGGTACAGGGTGGACGTGGAGCGATCCAGGGCGAGGAAATACCCCTCAAGATACGCTCCCATGTCGCAAATCCCGTCCAGGGCAGCGATTTGAGTCAGGGTATTGGTGCTAAGGTCGAAATAGTAACCGTTGCCACCACTGGTCACAAACAACTGATCCCCGAGATCCCCGTTCCTGGAGATCGGGGCAGGGTTGTTGTCCAGGGCGACAGTTCCCCGAGACGTCAGCGTCCCGATGCTGTCCACCTCATAGAACGTGTCCCCGAACACGCAGAACTCCCGGCCATTCTCATGGAAATGAGCCCGTCCGGGAGAGTCCGTAGACTCTACGATGGTTTCGACGCCGGGAGTGGGGTAAAGCGCAGCCTGGGTGGTCGCACCCTGCGACTCCATTGGCTCGACGTACCAGTTGATGGTGCGCTCCTGGTCTGCCGTGACCGCCTGAGACTCGTAAGACCCGAAGATGAACCCGGGATACCGCATTTAACCCTTCAGAATGCTATAACCAACGCCCTCCCGAGACTGCACCAGTGCGCCGCTGTCAACGTCAAGGTCAACGAGCCTGACATTGGCCCGCTCCACAGCGTTACGGGCATCAACGGCTTGCTTAAGCAGCAGCGGACTTGGCTGACGGTTGTAGGACGGAGCCAGCTCCAGGGCCAGCTCCTTGATAATCATACGTTCATACCCCGGAGGGAGGCTCACTGTGTCCGTTGTGGCCGAGAACTCACCAACCTCGGCCCGGACATAGATCGCCCCCTCCAGGTCTGAAGACGTCGGGATGGGAAACAGGTACAGGGTCGCCAGACCACTGGAATACGTCGGATTGTAGTAGTAGCTCGTGGGCAGGGTCGCAGTCCGGGCCTTCTGGCGAATCTTGGCGTATGCGTCTTCGGTGAGTGGATTGAGCCGGAGCTCAAGGTCAGGGTTGGCCGAGGTGTCTATGTAACGGACATGCTCCACAAACACCGGCCTGGTAATGTTCACGTCACCACCGGACCCGACCGTATAGGATGCCTGGGAAGCCACGATAGTCCAGGTGGTCCTGGTGATCGTGTACATCCGTAGGGATTCGGTCTTGTACTGATTGATGAGCCGATTCATGGCATCCAAAGCATCGGCAGCATCAACAGCGTCCGCATCCTCACCCGCAGCCAGGACGTTCAGATCCCTGAGTGCGGCTTCGATCAGGTCATTGGCGGTAGCCATGACTTACTCCTTGGGCTTGTTCTTTGAACCCTTGGGACGTCCACGGCGCCGGACAGGCTTGGCGGGGATCTCTGCGAGATGCTCACCACCAACAGCCTCCTTCGCAGCCTTGGCCTCGGCCTGAGCCGCTTCGGACATCTTGCTGTCTGTGTACTCTCTCTCAGCCGCAGCCCGGGAGAGTTTTGCGTCAACGTCCAGAACGTGCTGGATGGCCGCGTCTGGCCCCTCTCTCCAGCCGTCCTCGAGGGCGCGGGCGAGCTCAACCTCGTCCCGGACCACCCTCTGGCATTCCCCGTCAAAAGCCTTCTTCTGGGCCAGGGCCTGCTTGTACGCCTCCCTGGTCTGGAATTCATGGGTCATGGGTTCAGGCATCTGGATAAACGGCTTGCCGTTGATCTTCTGGGCCCGATAGACCATCTTGGGAAACTCACGCTTGACGTAGGGATTGCCGGGGTTGGAACCCCACTTGGACGGGAACTGCTCCCAACGCTCCATCTCCTTGGCAAGCGGAGAGCCAGGGACCACAACGACCCCACCCTTCTGGTTATACGCAGGGTCAGTATCCTGACTTACGGGCCTATACTCCTCGTCAGACATTGGACTCCTTTCGATGCTCCTATTACGGAAGCTGACTTGTCGCGGCGGAAAGAGTTGTCGCATACGTTGCGGCGTAGGGGTAGTTGAGCCAGACAGGACAATACCCACCAGTCGTTGAAGTGGCGCTGGACTCGGCTGTTGAGGCTCCGGAGATGAACATCCCATGAACGACATAGTGGGGGCCATCGTCATTTTCCGTCGCCTCAAGTCCCGCGTTGGGTGTACTAATCACAGTACATCCCACGGGGGTGTTCTCAGAATTGGCCCCACTATAGTTGTTCAACTGGGCCCGGGGATTGTCTCCGTAAATCTGACCCCAGAAAAACTGGTCTGAACTCGATGGTTCCACAGCCAGAGCAACCATGCCTTGATACCCCGCCTGGAGCTGCCGGGCATAAAAGTTGGGAGGCCTGAACACTACCGTACAACCGCTATAGATTGGATAGCTCGACAGAGAATCAAGCAGGATGTACTCGTTCCCGGCGCCGTCGAAGGCCCTCTGTCCGGGGAGCAGATACTCCGGATAGACATCCGAGTCCCCGAACATGGAAAGCGCAGACTCCCTGATGTTCTGGAACTTGTCAGGCCCACCGAAGTATACCCTTCGCAGGTTGGGATGTTCCCTGGCGTCGGTTCCCTGCCAACCACGAGAAACCTCGACCTGGGTAGAACTGATGACCCTCTGGATAAGCATCCCCTCCTCGCGGCAGGCGAGGATGTCTCCAACAGCCATACCTGAGGTGGAGGAAACCACAACGTCTTTGCTCGTAGCGTTCAGGGCCGCGCCGAGGGTGGTTGATGAAAGTGCGTCAACAGGCATGAGTCCCCCCGTTAGCCTTCCCGAGCGGTTTCCACTTTGCCCAGTCCGGCCTCTTGGCCTCCTCCTCTTCGATCAGCGGGAGAAGGTCTGCTGGTGGTTCAACAGGCTTTGTGTTGTCTCCGGGCTTGACTGGTGTAATCCGTTCTTCTGGCTTGGGACCGAAATCCTCATACGCCGGGAGTCTCAAACCCTTCTCATCATGCGACTCATAACCGTACAGCCCCTCGGGGACAGCCAGCAGGCTGCACTCGTCAGGGAGGAACAGGTGGATACCCCGCTCCTCTGCACGGCCAAGCCAATACTCCGCGCTACCCCTCTGTGTGGCGTACTCGCTGAAGTGGGAATAGTTGATGCCAAACAAACCCAGATGAGTCACACCCTCCGTAAAGGCTAGCGCGATCATCCAAGCCGTCTGGTTCTTGAAGTACCGGCGAATCCCACCGAACTCCAGCAGAATCCGCTCTTTCGGATACCGGATTGACGCCGGAACATCCTTGAACTTCTTCTGCATGTACAGAGGGACGGTGTTCTTCTGGAGCCAGTCGTTGTACTTCTTCTGCCTCTCCCCCGGTCTCGTCCTGAGACTAGGAGAGTGCAGGTCAAAGTACCTGTCAAGCTCCCTCTTGTAGTTAAAACGGCAGGCTGCATGTCCCCACATTTCCCAGGACGGATCGTCCCACGGGGCCCAATGCAGCGTGGCAGAGTGAGACCCGAGGAGGGCGATCTTACGGACCGCCCCCACTCGGGGATTAGGCCGGGTTGGCTTAGACGAAGCCGTAGCGGCCTGGAGTGTCATTGCCATACTAGGAAGCGATGGCCTGGTACTTCGACGTGCTGTCCACCCACGGATACATGAGGAACACCGGAACGGTGACCCCAGTAGCCGAGGTGGCACTGGTGGTAGCGCAGGACGCGGCGCCCTGGATGAACATCCCGTTGATGAAAATCTGATCGGCGGACGTCACGAGAACCGCGACCATGCCAGCCTCAGGAGACGAAACCGAGGTAGCAGCAGCAGCGAGGTACGAGGAAGTCGCGCCCGACGTCCCACCGGACTCCTGAGCCGCAGAGTTGTATCCACGGATCTGGAGCCAGGTGATCTGGTCGGAGGTGGCCTGCTCAGTGGTGATTCCAACCTGCCCGGAAGTCCCCGCAGAGAGGATCTGGGCGGTATAGTTGCCATCCTTGCTAATCACACAGGTCACGCCCTTATAGACGCTCTCCGTGAGCTCAACAGCGATGAACTCATTTCCCTTACCGTCAACGGCCCGCGTACCGGGCAGGGCGAAGAACGGAAGATGGGAGGTGTTGGTGTCATCGAGGCCAACCTGGGACTCGGCGCCGAAGGGAAGACGACCCTTCGGAATCGCAGCCAGGTCGTCTTCGTCGGCGATCCATGCGCGATCACCGGAAGGATGCGACCAGGCAACGCTACCGAGTGCGCCACGCAGGACACGGACATACCCCGAGGAGGGATCATCCACAGCCTGCACCTTGCAAGCCTCGCCACCGATGACCAGGATGTCGTCAACGCTGATGTTGGTGGTCGCAGCAACCTGGAAAACGACCTGCTCCTTGTCGATGGCAGCGGAAAGAGTGGTGGAGTTCAGAACATCAAATGCCATTGTTCTACCCCCTTATCCCACGATCCGAGTAGCCATACGGGGCTGAACCGCGACTGAACCCATGAGGAAGTCCAGACGGTTCCGGTTCCGGTCGTCAGTGATGTTGAACTGCTCCACATAGCGCAGAGACACGTTCAGCATTTTACTGGAGACCCGCGAAGCCTTGGCACCACCGTTTGGCATAACCAGGTCAGCATTCGCATTTGCGAAGGCGTCAGGATGGAAAATCATGTTCTGCGAACTGACCGTAGCGGCCTGAGTCCCGCCAGCAGCCATGGCCCAGTAGGTCACAACCGCGTCATCGGCGGGAGCGTTGCTCACGTTCTGCCGGGAACCCGTGGTGATGATCGCGGGAGAAATCGGCAGGGTGATAGCACCAGCAGCGTCCGAGATGTCTGCGGTCAGGGTGAACTGCATGAGCTGACCGGTGGACTCCTTCGAGAGCGGGTTCACCTTGTACACGCCAGCGAAGGTAACAATGTCACCCTCCACCAGCGAGCACGCAGCAGCACCCCAGCCGTCAGTCACGATGCTGGAGCCGGTCTGTCCGGCGCCGTTCACCAGGGGAGTCGAGGCACCAGTACAGGCACCCGTTTGGTGACGAGGAACCTGCTGGTCCTGGAACCACTTGGAGATGCCAAGCTGATCCGCAGCCATCTGACCCCGCTCATAGTTCTCACTGATCTGCCGGGCAGGATGGAACAGAGTGTTGTTGGCCTCCGCGATGGTCGCCATATCCAGAGGAGCAAGAACAGCCACCAGACCTTCGTCAGGGCCCGCGCTGTCAAGAATCTTGACAACACCCTGGAGATAGGTCAGGGGGTCGTTGGGAGTGGTTCCAGGAGTACCCACGCTGTTGAAGACTTCCTTGTAGACGTCAGCGAGGGCGAGCCTGTCATAGGTGCTCGCCAGCGTTTCGGCTGCGGGCTGCACATAACGAGTACGGAGCTCGTCGATGTCCGTAGTCGCTTCCTGAGACGAGTATCCAAATCCGACATGACGGCGCCGGTTCAGGATCAGGGAGACGGTCTCGTCATACAGATTCTGCTCAGTAAGAGCCTCCCCGGCAGTTGTAGTGAACTGCTGAGGGAGACGAATCTTGACCGTATCACCGACCTTTGCCCCGGCCTGGACAAACTCGTCCGAATACTGCCTATTAAACTGACCAACCCCGCGCAAGGAATTTACGAAGTAACGCGCAACTTCGTAAGTCACCCAGTCAGGGGTGGCCAAAGTGTTCGCCATGGTTATCCCCTATACGTCAGCGGTAGGGATTCTTCGGCTTGGTTCTCCTAAACCAGGCGTCAAAGTCTTC